ATTATAGAAAACTATATTCCTAAACAGGTATTAAGTACAAAGAACCGAGCTAAAACCTGGGTATATGGGTACAATGAAAAGTACGATGTAGTTGTTATATCTAAGACAGGACAGATAGAAACAGTTATTGAAATTAATGGTTTAAAGATTGCTTTACCAAAACCTCCTAAAGAAATTTACAAAAGGTCTAAGAAAAAAGAAGAACAGTATTGGGAGCCTACAGAAATTTCAAAAGAACTACATCGTATTAAGTCTATATTCCAGTGGCACGAAACGCCTGATGTATTTAAAGGTAAATGGGTAGACTATATAGAAGAAGAGTTTGATAGAAGAGAGCAAGGTTTTTGGTTTATGAATAATGGTAAACCTACCTACATTACAGGTACACACTATATGTACTTACAGTGGACAAAGATTGATGTAGGTCACCCAGATTTTAGAGAAGCTAATAGAATATTTTATATTTTTTGGGAAGCATGTAAGGCAGATAAAAGAAGTTTTGGCATGTGTTATTTAAAAATAAGACGTTCAGGATTTTCTTTTATGAGTTCATGTGAAGGAGTAAACAAAGCTACCATTACAAAAGATGCAAGGATAGGTATATTATCTAAGACAGGTTCGGATGCTAAGAAGATGTTTACAGATAAGGTTGTGCCTATATCTAATAACTATCCTTTCTTTTTTAAACCTATTCAAGATGGTATGGATAAACCTAAGACTGAATTAGCATATAGGGTTCCTGCATCTAAGATTACAAAAAAGAATATGTCTACCATAGCGGATGAAGAGCTAGAAGGACTAGATACTACTATTGACTGGAAGAATACAGGAGACAATAGTTACGATGGTGAGAAGCTTCAGTTACTACTACATGATGAGAGTGGTAAATGGGAGAAGCCTGATAATATATTAAACAACTGGCGTGTAACTAAAACATGTTTACGACTAGGTAGTAAGATTATTGGTAAGTGTATGATGGGTTCTACATCTAATGCTTTAGATAAGGGAGGTAGAAACTTTAAAACCTTATACGAAGATTCTTTTCCATCTAAAAGAAATTCTAACGGTCAGACTAAGAGTGGGTTGTATTGTTTATTTATTCCTATGGAGTGGAACTTTGAAGGATATATAGATAGATATGGTATGCCTGTATTACGTACACCTGATAAACCAGTACCTGGAATAGATGGAGAAGATATTACTATGGGGGCTATAGACTATTGGGCTAACGAGGTAGAGTCTTTACAAAGTGATGCCGATGCATTAAATGAGTTTTACAGGCAGTTTCCTCGTACAGAGTCGCATGCGTTTAGAGACGAGAGTAAACGTTCTTTGTTTAATCTTACGAAGATATATCAACAGATAGATTATAACGATTCTTTAATAATGGACCAGCACGTAACCACAGGTTCTTTTCATTGGAAGGATGGTATAAAAGATTCTAAAGTTATATGGACACCACAGAAGTATGGAAGGTTTAAGGTAAGTTGGACACCGCCTCCTCACCTACAGAATAATGTTATAATAGAAAAAGGAATGAAGAAACCAGGTAATGAATCTATAGGTTCATTTGGTTGTGACTCCTACGATATATCGGGTGTGGTACTAGGTAGAGGTTCTAACGGTGCTCTGCATGGTTTAACTAAATTTAATATGCAAGAGGCACCATCTAATCATTTCTTTTTAGAATATATAGCTAGACCACAGACAGCAGAAATATTTTTTGAAGAAGTATTAATGGCTTTAGTGTTTTATGGAATGCCAATCCTCTGTGAGAATAATAAACCTAGATTGTTATACCATCTAAAGAATAGAGGGTATAGAGGATTCTCTATGAATAGACCAGACAAGACATATACTAAACTTTCTAAAACAGAAAGAGAACTAGGTGGTATACCTAACTCTTCGGAAGATGTAAAACAATCGCATGCATCTGCTATTGAGTCGTATATAGAAAAATATGTAGGTATAGATTTTGATGGAAACTATAGAGACCCAGGAGATATGGGAGATATGTATTTTGGTAGAACGTTAGAGGATTGGGCTAAGTTTGACATTACAAATAGAACTAAGTTTGATGCGGCTATAAGTTCTGGATTAGCTATCATGGCTAACCAAAAGCACTTATATACACCGTCTAAAGAAAAATCAAAAATAAGTATTAACTTTGCAAGATACAACAACACCAGCAATAAAAGTCAAATAATTAGATGAAAGATGTTAAGATAAGTATTAAATCTGCTGCGTTTCCTGACCAATTTGCTACCGATAGACAAAAGGCATCCGATGAGTTTGGCTTACAGGTAGGGCAAGCTATACAATATGAG